AGCAGGCAGGTCGGGGTGTCGGCGTTGTACTCAAGGAGCTTCGGCACGCCGTCGGGGCCGTACGCGAAGTCGAAGCGCCCGTAGAGCATCGGCGGCTCGCTCTCCCACGTCTCCTTGATCCGGTCCACGGCCCATCCGGGGATGCCCATGCGAGCGAACAGGTTGTGCTCGATCATGAAGTCCCCGGCCGGGACGAGCAGGTCGTTGAGCAGCACCCGCGCGGCGGCCTCGAACTCGTAGACCTCGGTGGAGGACAGCGCGTAGTACGCGCCCTCGTGCCAGTAGGAGATGACCTCGCCGTTCGCGAGCGGGGTCTTCCAGTAGATCAGCCCTTGCTGCTCGATCCGGCTCTCCCATCCTTCGCGCGGGCGGATGTCGCGGCGTTCCATCAGCCGCCGCCCGAGCGTCCGCCGCCGCCGCCGAAGCCGCCCTTGCTGCTCGCGGTCGAGCGGCCCACGCCGGAGGACTTCGTGGACGAGCCGAAGCCGCCCCTGTTCGCCAGCGCCGCCCGGTTCGTGGAGACCACCATCGCCTTGCCCGCGACAGCGGCCTTCGCCGGACGCAGCCGAGCGCCCCTCTGGACGCCGTTGTTGCCGCCCACGAAGTCGTTCGCGCCCCCGAAGTACCAGAAGTAGCTGCCGTTGGTCCCCGAGTCGCAGAAGCGATTCTCGACGACCACGACGTTGCCGTTCTGGTCTCGGGCGGTGCAGAACGCCTGCTCGTTGTTGTCGTCGTCGGAGCCGCATCCTGCGACAAACCCGGCGGCGAGCAACGGCACGACAGCGAACGTCGGGGCCATGCCCCGTCGCTTGCGTCGGTCAGGCATGACCGTTCCTTTCGTCATGGATCTCCCGCAGCGCCGCCACGACGCGCGGGTCTTGCACGAGCGGGATCAGCCGCTCGACGTCTCTCATGCAGGCACCCATCTGCTCGACGGCGGCCTGTAAGTCGTCCCCGATCTCGGGGGTCAGTTCGTAGTCGTGGCGAGTGATCCGGCGCTCCGCGATGCGGCCCGCGAGCGCGGCGGTGAGGATCGCCAGCCCGAAGACGCCGCTGAGGATCACGGCCGTGGCGAGGAACCGCATCGCGGTGTTCTTCGGCGCGATGTCGCCGTAGCCCACGGTCGTCTCGGACACGAACGCCCACCAGATGCCGTCCGGCCAGCTTTCGCCGTCCTCGATCAGGGAGAAGATCGTGCCGCCGATCAGGATGCCGCCGGTGATGACGATGGTCGCGTACCGAGCGGGGGACTTCGCGATGCGGTCCAGCGTCCGGGCGACCACGACGTCGAAGTGGAGCAGCGCGAAGCGCACGTCTTTCCACGCACCGCGTCGCGGCAATGCTGCCGCGATCTTCTCGTTCAAGCCCACGGTTCTCCTATGGTCGGGACAGCGGCGCGCGTGTCACCGCGCGCCCATGATCTTGCCTTAGTCGGACGGGTTCAGCAAGCCCATCGCGATCTGATACGCGCTGCTCACGGGACCTTCGTTCTCCTCCGTGGAGAGCGGGCCGCGCGCGGGCAGCGGACCAAGCAGTTCGGCTATCGCGTGCAGGCGCGCCTCGGGGGAGCACTGCGCGTCGGGCAACCTGCCGACCTCCTCGTGTGTCGCCCGGCGCTTCGGCGACACACGAGGGATCTCAGTCGTCGGCTGCTCGCTCACACGTTGCCCTTGGAGAACTCGCTCATGATGTTCGGCGCGTCCGTGTCGAAGCCCACGACGTCCAGCATCCCACGGTCGTTCGGATCCGCGATGGAGAACTCCGTCGCGGTCATCGCGACCACGATCAGCTTCGCGTCGATGCCGGTCTTCTGGCGGTACTGCTTGAGCGCCTGCGCCGGGTGGATCTGCCCGGCCCACGTCTCGTTGTCGGTGAGGATCACGAACGTGTCCACGGGCCGGTCGCGCTCCATCGCGTACATGATCGGCAGCGCGCAGTCGGTGCCACCGGCGGGCACGCTGTCGATGGCCGTGAGCACGTCATCGAGCCGCTGACGCGGGGACACCGGCGCGGGCGCGATGCCGAGCATCTCCTGCCAGCGGTCGTTGCGGTAGCTCGCGGGCGGCATCCACTCGCCGTCCGGGTGACGCATCGTGCTCCTGCCGTAGTAGCGGTCGAGGCCCCGGCCCGAACTGAACACGACGATCTCGTACTGCGGCTCGACGCGCGCGGTGACCATCGCCAGCGCCCCGGCCGCCATGCGCGCGTCGAGGCCCGGCACCTTCATGATCGGGTTCGTCATCGAGCCGGAGACGTCCACGGCGATCAGGGTCCGCTTGCCGGACGGCTCGACGGCCCCGAACGAGTGGTAGAACGCCTCGTCCAGCGCGTCCACGATGCGCGCGTTCGGAGTCCACGTGCCGTCGCCCCGGTAGCTGCGCCCGGTCTTGTAGGTGAGCAGCGCCGACAGGACGCCGACAGGGTGCAGGCGCGAGCGCGCGATGCGCCCCCGGTCGGTGAGGGCGTCCACGACCATCCGCTCGCCGTGGCTGAACGTCTCGGTGACCTTGTTGCGGCTCATGGTCGCGAGGTTGCGCACGAGCGCGACCATCGGCATACCGGTCTCCAACAGCGCGATCCACACGTCCGGGGAGTTCAGGTGCTCGGTCTTGAGCGCCTCGCGCGGCAGCCGGTACTCGCGGACGAGGTTCGCCGTGTCGGCCGGGGAAGCGGCCCGCTGCGCGCGCTCGAAGCCCTCGATCACACGCAGGGATGCGGAGACCGGCTCGGCGTTCAGTCGGGCGATCTTCTCCTTGCGACCCGTCACCCACGCGAAGATCAAGTCCTGATCGGAGTTCTCCGCGACGCGCGGAGTGCTCTTGCGCAGGGCGTCGCGCTGCGACCAGCCGTCCCGCTGCCGGTACTTCACGACGTCGTAGGCGAGCGCGCTCGCGGGCCGGTCGGTGTACCAGTGCTCGACGGCCTTCTGCTGGCCGCGTCCCCACCCACGGAACTCCTGCACGAAGTCGAGGTAGTGGAACAGGTGCGTGCCGATGCGCGCCACCCGTGCGAGGTTGTGCCACGCCGCCTTGCGGACCGCGATGTCGGAGTGCGCGGACGCGAGCGCCAGCGCGAACAGCGCCGGGTCGTTCTTCGGCGCGCGGCCCGCCTCGGAGATCGCGATGATCTCCTCCACGGCGGCGACGCCGTGCTCGTCGAGCGCCGCCTGCACCGCCTGCGCGTTCTGCTTGGTCAGCTTGCGCTCGTCGGCGTAGTAGGTGCCGCCCTCCGATCCGAGGATCAGCCACCGGCGCATCCGGTCGAGCGGCGAGATCGTCCACGCGAAGCCACCGGCCGTGTTCTCGACCTGCCCGGAGCCGGGAATCGGCTCGGACTGCGGGGTCTTCTTCGTGCTCAGGGTCCCCTTGAGATACGTGTGGCTCACGAGCGCCTCCTGTTTGCGGGCATGGGAATCGCCGGGGGACAAGGGGTTGCACGTCCGCCGTTTGCGCGCCTAACCGCTCGGCCACCCCGCACCGTGGTGCGGGGGCGGGACTCGAACCCGCGTACTCGCCCTCCGTAGGGATAACGAACGTCGCTTCGGTCCTCCCGGCGACGCCCACGATGTTACACCGCGCTCGGACGGAAAGGCGTCCACGATTCTGCGGAAAGAGCGGGGAGCGCGCCGCGCAACCGACGACAAACACGACGCGCCCCCGATCTACAAGAGACGCGCCGCGCCGAGAAAAGTAAGGCCATGTGCGACGGGACAAGGTGGTGGAGATCGGCTTGCCTTTCGGCGCTACAGCCCCTCCTGCTGGAAGGACTGGCCGGACTCGAACCGGCCACCTGCGGGGTCGCCCCCGCCGCTCTATCCCAATGAAAACCGACTGGCTCCTTCGGTCCTCGTCGCGTCCACGATGCTATCGAACCCCGGACGGACAAGGTGACGACGACCGGAGCTTGGGTTCACTTATCAGGTGAGAACCGGCCGCACTTCGGTCCTGTCCGAAGTTCGATAGCAGGAGCGGGACAAGGAGTCGCGGTCGGAGCGTGGGAACCACTGCTCTACCAACTGAGCTACCGCCCCGAAGGGCAGACGAGACTCGAACTCGTGACCATTGGTCTAAGAGAACCGATTCGCTTCGGTCCTCGCTCCTGCGCCGCGCAGCATACCGCTACGCGGCGCGCTCGAACTCCTCCTGCTTCCGGGGCCTGCGCCGCTTCGGGAGCATCACGACACCGCGCCGTCCCGCCATGAACGCGAGCAGCGACTTGTCGCCCTTCTTCGAGTTGCAGCGGTCGCACACCCCGGCGTAGTTCGTCCACGAGTGCGCGCCGCCCGGCCCGCGCACCGGCGCGTCCTTCGGCGAGGACTTCGGGTCGATGTGGTCCACCGAGCCGACCGGTGACGGCGTGAGAGAGCACAGCGCCTCGCCGGGCATGAGATCGCAGAACGCGCACGGATCGCGCCGCAGCACCCGCATCCATCCCTGCCTGTGCGTGTCCCCGTCCACGCGCAAGGGAGACCCGCTCGGGCCGAACCCGAGCGGGGTCCCTGCGTCGTCGCGGAGCCACTCTGCGAGGAGGTCCCTCACAGCCGCTCCTTCCACGACACGGCCGCCGACGCCAGCGCGTAGAGCGCCGCGTCCATCGCGACCCGGTTGTTGGTCTTCTTCGCCTTCGACAGGTCGGCCAGCGCCCGCAGCACGAGCGCCTCACCGGCCGGACCGCGCTTGCGCAGGTCGTTCAACTCGGCCTTCGACAGCTTCCGGCGCTCGCCGGTGACAGCGGACACCGTGTCGAGAAGCTCGCGCTCGGCCCGCGCCGCGCGAAGCTCCGCAGAACGCCGCGCCCGCTTGGCCTCGGTCAGGACCGCCTGCTCCGGGGACGCCTCACGGATGACGACCGGCTCACGATCCGCCAGTTCATCACGCTCCCGCTCGGCGGCCACAGCGCGATCCTCGGCCCGCTGCGCGTCCGCGCGCGCCTCGTCGGCGGCGGTGCGAAGGTCCCGACGCTCCTCACGAAGCTCGTGGACCTTCGCCTCCGACCGCTCGCGATGCGCCGCGAAGCGCGTCGCGTCGGACTTGGCCTTGCGCGCGTCCTCCCGCGCGGCGGCAAGCTCCTCACGCAGACGCGCAAGGGACTGCTCGGCACGGTCGGCCCGGCGCTCGGCGGCCTTGTCCGGCACGCGCTCGCGCACGACCTTCGTCGAGGTCTTGGTCTTCGTGATGGTCTTGGCCTTGGCACCCTCCTTCGTCTTGGTCAGCTTGTCCTCAAGCTCCTGCACCTTCTCGGTGAGGCGCTCGATCTTTGCCCGCGCCCGCGCGAGGTCGCGCTTGGACTTGACGCCCTCGGTCTCCACGTACACCGTGCGCGTGACATGGCGGACATCGCGGACCGGCGCGTGCGCGCCGTCCGGCCGCTTCGTCTTCGCCGGACCCGGCCGGTTAGCCGGAAGCCCGGCGGCCACACGAGCCGCGTTGAACGAGCCGTCGAACGGGGTCTTGATCGCGTTCAGAGACGGCCACGCCGCACCCGTCTCCGGGTCGCCAGCGAAGTACCGCTCGGCCATCTCCGGCTCGTCCCGCCACTTCGCCGTGGACGGCGAGAAAGCGGCAGCCGTGAAGTCCGGGCCGTACAGCGCGGCGTAACGCCGCAGCGCCTCGATGATCTTGTCGCGGGTCCACCTGACCTTCGGTCCCCCGCGAGCCTTGGTCGCGGGGGAGGTCATGTGAATCCCCCGCTACGTGCCCGTCTCGCCCTGGTTCGGCTTGCGTCCGATGAACCGCACGCTCGCGCAGACCAGCGACATCCTCGGATCGAGGGCGGGTCGGGTCCAACGGTAGGAGGCGTGCAACATCATGGACTGCACGAGAAGGTAGCGAATCGACCGGACGGCCGCAACCCTGTTTGACGATGTTCGGTTTCCGACGCCAACATGACCACGAAGTTGCCACTCTCGGCGCGGTCGTGGGAGAGTTTGCGGCGCTGCGCCCCGGTCGCTCTTGGTCCTTCCGGCTCGGGCGCGGCACGTAACAGCGGGTCGGGGGGCTTCCCTCAACTGCTCCCCGACCCACACTCGTAGCAGAACCCGACGGCCCGCCGCCATCCTTCTCGGCGCGCGGCCACTCGTCAGGTTGGGAACTGACTCAGCGGTCGAGCGCGGCGAGGTACTCCCGCGTCGCGGCGGCGAGGTCACCGCCGTTGTCGAGCGCCGCGCGCATCGCCTGCTTCGCCTCGCGCACGCGGCGCTTGCGCTCGATGCGCGCCTCCTGCAACGGCTTGTGGCGCTCGGTCATCGCCGGGCGCTCCTCGTCGGCCTTGCGCATGGCGTCCTGCTCCCACTCGCCGAGGCCCTCGGTAAGCGCGCGGTAGGCGCGCAGGTGGTCCTTGTCCATCGAGGAGACGTCGAAGAACCGGCTGTACTCGTCGTGGAGAACTTGCCAGATCGCGTGCGCCGCGTCGTGGTCGAGGATCACCTGCGCGGGGATCCGACCCTCGCGCCACAGATCCTCGTCGGAGCGGGCATCTTCGAGGGACTTCGTGACCTGCTCACCGACGCCGAGGCGCACCGCGAGCGCAGGCTTGACCTGCAAGATCGCCTTGACGGCCGCCGGGCCGAGCGCGCGGATCACGTGGTCGTACTCCTCGGCGACGCCGAGGATGAAGCGGGCGTCGCCCTTGCCGACCGTCTCGTAGAGGAACTTCTCCGAGAACGTCGGAGCGCTCCCGTCGTCGGCCTCCACGTCCATGAACGGCTGCGCCTTGTTCATCCTCATGCGTCGAGGCCCTTCTCGGTCGGGACCGCCTCGTACCACCAGCGGCCCGTCCACGCCGCGCCGGAGGTCCCGCCGATCTGGACGGTGACCAGCCCGCGTCGTTCGAGCGCGCGCGCCGAGTTCAGCCGGGTGCCGCGCACGACGACCGGCGGCAGGTTGCGCCGGTGGCGGTTGACGATCTGCTCCAACAGCGACCGCTGCGCGACCGTCAGGGCGCGCTGCGTGTACGACTCGTCCGGCATGTGCATCCTCTCGGCCGGGTTCACCACTTCGCTCTCCTCCGCTTGCCGTTCCGCTTCGCCGCGTTCGAGACGCGGCCTCGTGCCGGGGACTCCTTGCGCCCCCGGATGCCGTCGCGCAGGCGCGTGTCGCGCTGCACGGTGCCGACCCGCCCGCCGGGCTGCCGCATGGCGGTGCCCTCGTCGCGGAGCAGGCGGCGGATCTTCGTGGTCGAGATGCCCTCGTCCAGCGACAGGCTCTCGACGGTCGCCCCCGCCTCGTAGCGCTCGCGGAGCGTCATCGCGACCAGTCCCCGGCCGCGAAGTACCGGGCCGCCGCCTTGCGCGTGACCTCGAACGGGATCGCGTTCGGCACGTCGCTCACGCACTTGAACAGCCCGAGCGGCGACACCAGCACGGTGAAGGTCGCCCGGCAGGACCGGAACGTCTCGCCGGGCTGCGGCAGGCCCGTCACGCGAGAACCTCGTCGAGGATCAGGCGCTCGGCCGAGGAGCCGAAGGCCCAGCCGCCGTTGTAGCGGTACGCCTCCCACTCGTAGTAGCCCTTGCCGCCGATGCCCTTGCCGGGGTCCGTCGTGCTGAGGAACTTCGCGCGGCGCTTGTCGCCGGTGCCCTCGACGCCGAGGAACACGGCCTTCTCCTCGTAGCGGTTGTTGAAGTTGAGCCGGACGAACGAACCGGCGGCGATGCGGTCGAGCCGCTGCCTCTTGGTGGTGGTCACTTCGATCTCCTTGGTCGGGAAGGAACTCCGCTCCTGTTATCGGCAGGAACGTCCACGATGTTAGCAGGTCGCGCACGAGATTCAAGCACGACGTCCACAAAGTTGCAGGGTCGTGTGAGCGCTGCTACGGTGCCGCGACACCCCGACCAAGACCCGCCGGTGATGCGGCGGGAAGGAGGCACATATGGCAGGTGAAGCATTGAACCTGTTCGACCGCGACGGGACGCGCCTGCGGCGCGACGACGTGGTTGAGATCACCGGATCCGAGCGCTTCGGCACCTTCAAGGCGCGCGTGACCGGCGAGGACGGCGAGCGCGTGATCTTGCGGCCCTTGAGCGGCACCGCTCCGGCCGACGAGGACTACACGTCCTCGCAGCGGCGCGTGCGGCTGCTCAAGCGCGACGACGCCATCGGCACGATCACGGAGATCAAGACCGCGCAGCCACCTGACCTCGGCGTCGAGAGCTACATCCTGCCGATCAACGCGCGCCCGGCGTTCGCCATCGGACGGCCCGCGCCGAAGAAGCCGAAGCAGAAGGAGATCGACGCGCTGATGGGCGACGTGCCCGCGCCGGTGCGCGCCATCGTGCGCGAGATCCGCACCGACGACGGCATGGCCGAGGGCATGACGCTGATGATGGACCGCGTGAGCGACTTCGAGTCGCCGCTGACCGCGATGTTCGCGGGGATCGCGGTCCACGCTCCGGCGCGCCAGCACTTCGAGGAGCGCCTCGACGGCATGTGGGTGAAGAACCGCGACGGGTCGCTCGGCCCGCAGGGCGAGGTCGTCATCGGCAGCGGGCTGCACGCGGCGATCTACTGCGCAGCGCGCGTGGCGGCCGGGCACCCGAGGCCGGTCGTGATCGAGCAGTCGCCGCGCGTCGGCGGCGCGTTCGCCATGACGAAGGGGGCGGCGTTCTTCCTCAACAGCCGCAACCGGCCCGGTCGTCTCGCGCTGCCGGGGATGCCGGGCGCGCTGAACGTGGTGCCCGGCGCGCCGTTGCAGCCGTCGGACATCTCCGGCGACGAGTACCAGTCCAACGCGGACCTCGCGTTGGCGATCCGGCTGACCCTCGCGATGTACGCGAAGGTCGTGCCCGACCGCATGGTCGAGACCGTCGTCCGCGCGCGCGGCGAGGCCGGGGAGGGCTACGCGGTGACCACCAGCAACGGCAGCTTCTTCGCGAAGCGGGTCGTCAACGCCACCGGTCTCGGCGAGCCGAAGCGCCTGTCGTTCGAGGATCCGCGCTACATGGACTTCGAGACGTTCATGGGCCTGTTCGACCAGCCGTTCCCGCTGCGCGGCATGAACCGCGTCGCGGTGATCGGCGCGGGCGACAGCGGCAACACGACGGTGGAGGCGCTCACCGGGCAGGGACCGGGCACCGGCTGGTCGGTCGCAAGCATCGACTTCCCCGAGCAGATCGACTGGTTCGGCCTCGCGGACAAGATCGGCACCGTCAACGTCACCCGGCAGGGGTGGGAGAACTGCAACCGGTCCCGCTACAAGGGCCTCGGTCGCCTGTTCGAGAACGGGAACCTCCCGCCCAACCGGCAGACCCCGGCGCGCGTGATCGCGCGCGAGCGGGCGGTGTCCGTCGCGCCCGGCTACGACTCGGTGTACGTCAACGAGGAGCCGTACGACGCGGTGATCGTCTGCACCGGCTTCCAGCGCCGCCGCGCGGTGTTCGAGGGCTACGAGGAGATCCCGGTCAGTCTCGGGACCGGCAGCGGCCGGACGCTCGCGATGTCCTACGGCGAGTCCACCGACCAGTTGTTCGCGGTCGGCCCGGCGGCGCGGATCAAGGTCAGCGAGGACGAGCGCAGGCTCCCGGCGCTCTCGCAGATCCCCGAGAACAGCACGAGCCTGTTCCGGTACGCGGCGCGCACGGCGGCGTTCGGACAGCGCCTCCGCGCCGCCTAGCTTGGCGGGGTGCCAAGGCCCCCGGCGTCCGCAGCGCCGGGGGCACCCCGCCTCGCTAGGTGATGGTCGTGCCCCGGTGCCGGTCCGGCCAGTTGAGCGTGAGCAGCGCCCAGATGATGAACGCGATCAGGGCGAAGATCAGAGTGGAGTGGTTGAAGACGATCAGCGCCGTGGCGACGACGAAGAAGATGATCGCGCAGACCGCACCGACCAAGAAGCCGATGACCGAGAACCGCATGTGGTGCTACCTCCGTCCGTTGGTTGTGACGGCGTGAGTGCTGATCTCACGCCACAACTCCTCGAACGCTTCGTCTACCTCGGCCTGCCGCTTGTCGTTCACCTTTGCGACGGACGGCGTTGCACGCCGGGCCGCCGGTGACCTCGTGGCCTCCAACAGCGGTTCGCCGTGCCGGTCGTAGAGCGTGAACCGCCCCTGCTGCATCGCCAACTCCGGCGGCCGGGCGCGCAGCGGCGCGCCGTAGGGGTTGCCCGGCGGGTGCTGTTGGCCGTCCGCGCCGGTCGCCCCGCCGAACTCGCCGAACGGCGACTGCTGGTTGGGATCCTGTCCCGGCGGCGGGGCCTGCTGCATCTGCATCATGGCCTGCTGCATCGGGTCCTTGTAGCCCTCCGGGAAGATGCGCTCGACCTCGCGGGCCGGGTCCTCCATCTCCAAGCCCTCGCCGAGCGCGATGGTGAGCAGCGTCCGCGACAACTCGACGTTCGTGCCGTTCGGATCGAAGGTCTTGGCGACGTTCGCGACCGCGCCGATCAGGTCCGTCAGCATCCGCTTGAGCGGCGACGGCATCGAGAACTGGTAGCCGAGGTCGCGCTCGGTGTCCTCCTCGTCCTGCGCCGCGTCCTCGTGCGCCATCTGCAACTGCAACGGCGGCGGCCCGCCGTTCAGCGGCGGCTGCCCCGGCTGCACGGTCGGCGCGCCGGGCTGCCCCGGCTGCGCGTTCGGGTCCGGTCCGGCGACGCCGGTGTTCGCCGGATCCTTCGCGGCGAGCTTCGCGCGCTCCTCCTCGGTCAACTCGGTGGGGATGCGGCCCACGTCCACCGCGCGCTCGATAGCGCGGTCGATGGCGTAGCGGACGATGCGCTCGAAGATCTCCTGCCGGGACTCCACGGCCTTGAGCACCGGCAGTTCCAGCGACGTCGCCGTGGCGAGGTTCGAGTTGCTCGCGTCGCCGTAGTAGCTCTGCGGGAACCGCGTCGCCGCCGAGATCATCGAGCGGAGCATCTGCCCGTCGCCGGTGGCCTCGGCCGAGTTCGTCTTGATCCCGAACTCCTCGTGCTCGACGCCCTCGTTCTCGACGAGGATGCTCGCCGGGCGCGGCCCGGCCGCGACGTCCGGGTCGTGCGCGGTACCGAAGCTGCCCGAGCGCGAGAGCGCCTGCGTCGCCATCTTCCGAAGCTGCGACGGGGTGCCCTTGACCTTGCGCTTCATCACGAACGCGGCGGCGGCCTCCATGATGTCCACCCGCGCGTCCATGAACTTGTTGTAGGCCGTGTACCAGCGCAGCAGGCGGTCCATCGTCGGGTGCCCGAACGCCATCTCGGTCGTCTTGTTGACCGCGACGTGGAAGACCCGGCCGTCGCCGAGACGGCTCACCGGGCAGAGCTTCGGCAGTTCGCGTCCGCCCTCGTCGGCCTCCTCGATGGCAAGCTCGACGTTGCGCCAGTGCTCGTAGTAGATCGTCCTCGGCATGACGCCCTGCGGCGGCGGGGCCTTCTGCTCGCCCTTGAGGTAGTCCTCCTCGACCGGCGGCTCCTCCTTGGAGACGTAGTAGAGGACCCGCATCCAGTTGTCCGGGTCGCGCACGACGCGCTCCACGCGGTCGTGCTTGAGGACGCCGAGCTTGACCTTGCCGTCGTCGCCGTCGTCGTAGATCAGGAAGAACAGGTTCGACTGCAAGCTCAGGTCGGTGCCGACCGCCATCTGCGCCTCGGTCGTCGTCAGCGCAAGCTGGTTGTCGGGGTCGTCCCAGAACTCGTCGATGACCTCCTGCACGAGTTCGTCGTGCGCCTTCGGCTTCGGGATCCCCCGGCCGAACGTGAAGTCGTTGAGCAGGTCGATGGCGGCCCCGGCCTGCGGATCCTTCATCCACACGACGCGGGACTTCTGGACCATCTTGCGCCGCTCGGTCGCCTTCAAGTCCTGCGGCGAGGAGCCGGTGTAGTCGAGCGCGGTGTAGGCGAGGAGATCGAGTTCGCGCTGCAAGATCCGGCGCTCGCCGTCGGACTCCTCCAAGTAGTCCAGACGCTCGGCCCGCTCGACGCGGTACCCCGTCCGCTGCTCGACCTCCTCCAACACGCGGTCGCGCAGGCTCATGCCGCGCCCCTACGCTCCGCGATCTCCATGACCCGCCGGTACTTCTCGCGGAACCTCACGCCCTCCGGGCCGGGATCACTGAGCAACTGCTGCGCGCGCCGGACGCGGGCCTCGCGGAGCATCTTGCGGGTCCGCGCCCTGCTCGCCTCCTCGGTCTGCTGATCGAGGATCTTGCGCAGGTCGCCGCCCTTCTCCTCGACCTTCTTGGCCGCCAGCCACGTCGAGCAGGAGGCGTAGTCGGCGGTGCAGTAGCAGCCCACCGACTCGGGGTTCAGCCGCCCCTGCACGGTGCGGCCCTCGATGCCACAGCGGACGTCGGCCTCGTTCACGAGGGTCCCGGCCGGGCAGAGCACTTCGTCGGCGCGGAGCGGGCGAAGGAGAGATACGCCGTCCATGACCACAGCCTACGGCCCGAACCGGTCCATCCCGGATCGTCTCGGCGGGGGTGCCCGGTCGCCTCTTGGGATCACCGGCCTCGACGTGTCGTTCGTGTTGCGCGCGCTCCCCCGCCTCGGACGCCTGAGACCGCGCCATCGCAACCGGGCGACCAGAGAATGCCCGCCTCGCCGGTCGGAATCAACCCGAACGGTCGATCCGTTCTGGTCCCCTGGAAGGAGTACGGAAGGGAGTCCGCATACAGAAAGGCCCCGGATTGCAGGTGTATTCACGTGTCATGCTGACTCCCTTCCATACTCCCTCCGCTCGGAAGGCCCTGTTTCTGCAAGTGGTGCGGGGACCTCACGGTGAGCACTTCGCTCATGGGCACGTGCCAGCCGTCGATGACCACGAACGCGCCGGTGACCGCGACGCGCTGAACGAACCCCTCGACGCGCTGGACCATGCACCGGTCGGTGAGGACGACCACGACGCGCTTGCGTGCGGCCCACGCGCCGCGCAGTTCCCATGCGAGCGCGGCCTCGGAACGCTCAAGGGTCAGGTCCGCAGCGCTCCCTCGGGTGCGCGCTGCGGCTTGCGGTAGCGCTTCTTGCACTCCGGCGAGTGGAAGTGGACGGGCCACGGCACGCCCTTCCACGTCGTCTCCTTCGGCCAGCCCTTCTTGAGCAGCTTCTCCTTGATCGTCTCGTGGCAGCCGTCGCAGACGAAGATCTCGCGCCCGTCCCGGTAAGCGAACATCTACTCGGGCGCTGCTTCAAGCCCGTCGGCGGTCGCCTCCCAATGCACGGCCCGCGCGCCGGGGATGCGCCGCACCGCGCCCTTGCGTTCGAGCGCGCGCAGGGCGGTGTAGACCTCCTGGTAGCCCCACCGGGCGCGCCGGTACTGCGGGGTCTCCATGCGGTCGGCGAGCGCGCGCGTTGTCGGCCGGTCCGTGCGGTCGGCGAGCGCGCGCAGCACGTGGCCCTGCTTCGTGGTGATCCTCATGCGGAAAGGATGCCCCGGCGGGAGGACAGGTGCCCTCCCGCCGGGGAGCGCGCGCGGAAGCTCAGGAGACGAGAACGACCGGCAGGTCGTAGATCCGCATGTCCGGCTCGGCTTCATGGAGCAGCACGTCGTACGCCTCTCCGCAGACCATGACCTCCACGGGACCGCCGACGAGATACACCGGCCCGGTCTCGGTGTCCATGCGCACGACCGCCGGGTTGCAGCGCGGGCACGGATGATCGCCGTCGTCGATGTAGCGCTCGCCCATGCACCGGTCGCAGTCCTCGGTCATGACGCCCTCCTCGAAGCGGCGCTGCCGATCCAGTTGACGTGCTGCGGCGGCCCTTCGAGCGCGGCGACGGACGCCGCGAGCAGGCTGATGACCTCGGCGTCGTCGCGCGTGACCCCGCGCGTGGCCTCCGGCTCCGACGTCTCGATGGCGGTCAGGCGCTCATCGAGCAGCCCGCGCACGCGCGTCGCCAGCGCGGTCCTGTTCGGCGTCTCGGTGAGGGCCTCCTCGGCGGACTTGACCTCCGGCTCGGCCTTCTTCTTCACCGGCGGGCGAAGCTCGCGCATGATCGTCTCGCGCAGCGCGTCCGGGTCGATGCTGAACTCGGTGAGCACCCGCCCGGCGCTCGTGCTGCCGAACCGCGTGAGGGCCAGCAGGATGTGCTCGGTGCCGATGTAGTTGTTGCCGAGCGACAGCGCCTCGCGCAGCGACAACTCCAACGTCCGCTGCGCCTCCTCGGAGAAGTGCGAGTTGCTGTCGGAGTCGTGCTCGGTCGGCAGCCCGAACCGGATGCCGTCCATGCGGGTCTGCGTCACGTTGCCGGTCAGCAGGATCTTGTGCGCGAGGCTGTCCGTCAGGCGTTCGTGGACGAGCGCGTACAGCAGATCGACGGTCTGCACCGGGGACTTGCCGCCCCGTGGGCGACCGCGCTTCTCGGCCGTCTCGCGCGCCACGACGATGACCTCGCGGGCGCGCTCGGTGAATCGCTCGAACATCAGCCCGCGACCTCTCGTGCGGGCCGCTCGTACGTCTCGTGCTTCATCTCGCCACCGCACGAGCACTCAACGTTCGGCACGACGTATACATGCGTCTTCGAGCCGGGAACGCGCCTCTCCACGCGCTCGGCGGCGACCTCATTTCCGCACTCGGGACAGACGTACCGAGCAGCCATGTGGTCCTCCAAGGTCGGGCAACTATGTGGACGGGTAGCCTACCGCGCCCTCACACTGCGACCGTATCCGAACTGCGCCTCGCCCGGCGGATCTCGGCGACGTCGTTCAGTGGCAGCGGCGGCCCGTCGTCGTCTAGGTGTAGCACGACAGAGGACCCCCTGTCCTTCTTCTTGAGGTCCGGGTCGAGCAGTTCTTCGCGGACAGAGCGGGAAGTGATCCGCGCCCACCGCTCCGCGCCGTCGAGCAGCAGGAACACGCACTCGACGTCGTGGCTCATGGCGCGCACCGCGAGCGCCGCGAGGTAGGAGGAGTTGCGTTTGCGGGCCATGCGCGGATCCTCACGGCGGCAGCGGACGGCGGCGCTGCAAAGCGATCCGCCGCGCCGTCTCGTCGCGCGCGGCCTGCCGGGCGTCGTCGCGCTCGCGTCGCAGCCTGTCGGTCTCGTGCCGGAACCGCCACAGATCACGCTCCCGGCTCTCGTGGAGGGCAGCGAAGCCCTCGGCGAGCCGGTCGTACTCGGTGTGCCACTGCGGCCCCTGGTGGGCCTCGTAGCGCTGACGGCCGAGACGCTCCAAGACCGTCACGAGGTTCGCCGCCCACTGCGAGGAGTCCGCGCGCGCCGCGTCGAGCATCGCCCACTCCGACGCGCGCAACAGCAACCCCGGCTCGCGCTCATGGTGCTTACCCATCGGGCGGAAGCTGCCGCTTGCTCTCGTAGCTGTGCGCGCAGTACGGGCAGACCACGAGGAACGCGACGCCGACACGAACCTCCCACCGGACCGTGCCGAGCGGGCGCAGGCACTTCCCGCACGAGGGACGGCCCACGTTGCCGCCGAACAAGCTCAGGCTGTCCACTTCTCGTAGACCTCCACCGGGATGCCGCGCACGCGCGCCCCGTCGATGGTGTTCTGCGTGCCGCCGGAGCCGTTCAACTGGAACGCGATCACGAGCGTCGGAATCGGATCCTCGTCCAGCATCCGGGCGTTGCGCTCATACCCGGCCCGCACGTTGTAGAGCCGCCCGCCCCGCCCCCGGCGCACCGCCGCCTTCGGGGTGTCCGACTTGACCTCCCAATCCGCCGGGCGCGGCTGCACCACGAACCCGAGCCGACCGCCCACGCTCCCGGCCATCTTGTCCGCGCCGCGCGCATCGCCGTGACGCAAGACCGTGCCCGGCGGGAACCGGCGCAGCGCCTTCCAGATCGGATCCCACCACTGCCACTCCACGCTCCCGCAGACCAGCAGGACCGTCACGACGCGATGTTCTTGATGACCCCGATGCGCCTCGGCTTGAAGCCGTACGCGGCCCACTTGTCGTACGGCGGCAGGCCCGGCACGACCACCTGCGTGCTGACCGGCGACAGCCCCACGAGGAACCGCTTGAGGTCATCGCACTCGGCCTGCGGCAACGCGCGCCGGTGCTTGTCCAGCGGGCGCACCTTCACCGTGAGGTTCCCGAGGCTCTCGACCTCCACGTACTCGATCCACGGCATGTAGTTCATCGCCACGCGCGCGTAGTCCTCGGCCGCGCCCACCCCGAGTTCCAACGGCCCCGGCTTCGGGGGGGCGAAGTCGTAGCCGGACTTCTTCCAGTCCAGCAACAGCTTCCGGTGCAAGTCCGCAAGGAAACTCGCAGGGTCCAAGTCCGACATCGTGTCCTCTCCGTAGGGGGTCAACCCGACGAGAGGAACCTTACGCTCACCGGCGGGCGATCAGCGTTCCTTCTCGGCCTTCTCGCGCTCCTTGCGGCCCTTCTCGGCCTCGTCGAGCTTCGCCTTGCGCTCGTCGGAGTCGATCAGAAGCTCCTTCCCGGCGTGCCCGCCGGACGCGATGTTCGCGGCCTCCGTGATCTCGCGGCGGCGCTCCTCGTCGCGGCGCTCCTGCTCCTCGGCATCGGGGAACGGTGACTCCTCCTGCTCCTCGCGCTCGCGGTCAGCCCGCGTCTTCGCCATCGGCGGCCTCCTTGCTCACGGCCTCCTGCTGGCGGGCCGAGTCCGGCGTGCCCGCCGGATCATCGCTGCCCTGCGACTCCTGCTGGCGCTTGACCCGCGACGTCTCGGTGTCGCCCTCCGCGCCCTTCTCCTTCTGGTACTCCGTCGGGCGCTCAGGAGCCATCGCGCGCCCTGCGCTCCGACTCGGTAATCGGCATCTCGTCGGTGCGGTACGGCTGCTGCGCCGCCGCGCCGAGACCGGTGTTGCGGCCCGGCGGCCGAAGCTCCTGCATCGACAGAGCGACCGTCGAGTCGTGATCGCGCGCGGCGCGCGCCGTTGCGACGCGCTCGGCCGCGACCTCGCCCGCCGACTTGTCGGGAGGGGTGACGCCCGGCTCGTCACGGAAGTGCTGGCCCTCGACCGGGTGCTCCTGCACGGACTTCTCGTCGGCCCGCATCGCCTTCTTCGCCATGATGCTCTCCTGCTCGGGTTCGGATCGAAGGCTACCGCCGGTCGGCGGCGCTCTCACACCGCGAGTTCGTACTTGAGCAGGTCGTCCATGCGGTCCTCGGCCTCCTCGCGCGAGATGTCGCGCCCCTCGTACTTGTAGGCGTAGAAGCCCGCGACGTACGGCTTGAACCAGTCGGAGTGATCGAACGGGTAGCGGCGCTCCATGATGACCCGCGACTGCACGCTCAGATGGCAGCGCTGACACAGGCTCACGAGGTTCCACCAGCGCAGGTCGTGCTTGTGCCCGTTCAAGTGGTGGACGGTCAGGATCCGCCACGCCGCCTCCACCCGGTAGCCGTTGTCCACGAGCGACCGGACCTCGGAGTTCGTGGCGTGCGTAGCCGGGTGCCAGCCCTCGCCGTCCGGCCGCCAGCGCACCGGGCCGGGGTGGTTGCAGCGGCCGTCGCACGCGCTGTACTGCACACGCTTGGTCTTGCCGACCTTCGCGCCCTTCGTCCAGCCGATCTTCGCCGCGACCTCGGGCAGGTCGTCGAACAGGCGGCCGGGATCCTCCACCTGCTTGCCCACGAAGTCGCGGGCGACGATCTCCTCCACCCACACGCCGTCCTCCCCGGCCCGGTACGGGTGATGGCAGCGGATGCATCGGAAGTCCGCGTGCTGGCGGACGAGGTTCTTCACGCTGCCCGCGCCCTCGCAGGACCAGCACGCAATCGCAGGCTCCTCGGAATGCATGACCACCGGCTCGGTGCCGGTGCCGCCGCACTCCCTGCACCGGTGCCAAACCTCCGGGTAGCCGTCGTCGCCGCACTCCCAAGGCTCGTACACACGGAACATGCCGGGAACGTAGAAGGGGCGGCAGACCGAAGCCTGCCGCCCCCTCGCGATGGTGGCCCCCAAAGCCTCACCGCGTCCGCGATGTTAGCCGAAGGGGAACGAGATGCGCCCGGCGATCCAGTCGATCATCCGGCGCTGCGACCGGTACTCCGCGAGGGCCTCGCCGATGTTGCTCGGGTCCACCCCGGCGGCGAGCAGGACGTCGAGCGGGTTCGGCGGCGTGGTGCCGTTCTTCTCGGCGGCGATGACCGCATCGTTGAGGCGGCCCGCGCCAATCGCGCGGTCGCGCTCGATCCGGCTCTCGAAGACGCAGCCGTCGATGGTGATGTGGCCGACGAAGTAGCCGTCGGAGTCGATGTCGCCGAGGGCGACGGGGTTGCCGGACGTGTCGATGCCGGTCTTGGCGGGGCTGAACGGGTCGATGCGATTCACCGCATCCTCCTTGGTCGGGGTGCTCATGTCCTACTAAGTCACGGGTCGCGCCGTCCGTGACAGATCTGACAGGAGATCTACTTCTTGGCGCGCTCGCGCTCCTTGGGCGGGGGCTTGTTCGGCTCCTTGCCCGCCCCGTATGTCATGGGCATTCCCTTGCGATTCGTCGCCTTCGCGAACGCCTCCGCGCGATCCTCCAACCGCTTCTTCGGCATCCGACTGAGCGACTTCGGAGGCTTCTTCTCCTCGGGCACGTCATGCCGCGTCGAGCGCGAGCACCGTGTCGAGCGCCTCGTGGACGGCCGTCCGGTACGGCTTCTTCGAGGCGTCGCTCACCGACTCCCACGCCACCGCGAAGTACGTCGTCCGCTGATCGAGGTCGTGCTCGCGGTCCGCTGCCGCCTCCTCGGCCCGCTCGCGCATGTACGCGCGCTCGGCCACGTCCTCGCGGAACTCCGGGTCCTCCAACAGATCGCGCATCCGGTCGTCCAAGCTAAGACGCTCGCCGGACACCTAGTCGCGGCCCTCGTAATAGCGCTGGTCCGGGTCCATGCCGTAGTAGTCGTCGGCCGACCGGCCGCCCTCGTAGTAGTCCGGCTCGATGATCGGGTTCGCGAGATGCGAGCGCTCGAACTCCAACTCGTCCTCGATGGCGGTGAACGTGCCCTCCCCGGCGGCGTGGAGCAGCGTCCGGTAGTCCCAGCACTCCTTCGCCACGACGTCGAAGACCTCGGCCATCGCGTAGTCGTCGGCCCCGGCCGACCGGTAGAAGACGCGGGTCCCGCGCGGGGACTGGTTCTTCGCAGCCCCGGCCTGCATCTCGATCTCGTTCAGCACGATCCGCGTCGGGGCCTGCAAGTGCTCCTTGTAGTCCTCCGGCGGGTTGATCGGCAGCCGGTTCAACTGCCCACGAATCAGCGACAACATCGTGTCGATGGCGACCGTCCGGTTGACGCTCACGAACATGGCGTCGTCGTCCGGCTCGAACGGCTTCTTCATGTGCGGCCCGGTCGTGTCCGTCAGCGCGCAGAGATACACCTGCCCGCGATGGCGCTCCGCGAACGCGCGCGCGAGCCGCCCCTCCGGCAGATGGTCGATGACCGCCATGCTCACCGCGAAGCGGTTCCACAGCTTGTCCAGTTCGTTGAAGCTCTCGACCTCGCCGAGCCACAGCGCGATCTTGGAGCCGTCCTCGTTGTGGAGGCTGATCCGCACGTTGAGGTTGCGGACCGTCGCGACGTCCACGCCCATCGTCACGAGACCGTGGACGTTCGCAGGCGCGAGCGCGTAGCCGCCACCGGCGCTCACCGCCGCGTCGTACGCGGCGTCCGACAGCCGCCCCTCCTCCGGTGCCCACGCCACCCCGAGATCCCGGTTCATGAACGACTGCTTCTCCGTCGGGCTGCGCTTCTTGGCCGCCTTGATGATGTCGCCCATGCGCGTCATCGGCATGATTAGCTGCGTCACGTGGTAGCCGCGCGAGCGGCCCGACTCGTTGTACTTCGCGACCCACTGGCCCTTGCGCAGGTCCAGCCGTGAGCGGCAGCGACGGCACACCCGCTCGCCGGTCGAGAGGTCCACGTTGTCGTTGAAGGAGATGTCCTGCCACTCGTTGCAGGACCCGCACTTCACGTTCCAGCGGCGCTGGTCGCTCTCGGTGTAGAGCTTGTCGATGCCCGCGTTCGGGATGAACGGCCAGCCGATGCGCCGCTTGTAGCCGTACAGGGACGCGCCGGTGCGGCGCTCGGCGATGGGGATGTGCGTCGGTTCGAGAAGCTCGTACTCGTCGAAGACCATGTGATCGGCGTCCACGGACTCAAGGCCGCGCGGGGACTCCGAGCCACGGAAGACGACGGTCCCGAGACCGATGCCCTTCATGCCCTTGTTGTCCGGGTCGTCGGGCTTCTGGCGACGCGACAGGCGCGGCGAGTTGCGGATGATCGGGCCGACGCGCAGCGTCGAGAAGTCCCACATGTCGCGCGCCGTCGGGAAGACGTACAGCCCGGTGAGGCCCTTCGTGTCGGAGTGGTAGAGCGCCCACCGCACCGCCCACGCGCTGACGCCGACCTGCGTGGACTTCATGACGACGCACTCGGGGTCGTTGACGCCCTCCCGGTACAACTCGATCTGCGGCGGGAAGCGGTCGAAGTCGAGCTTGCCGGTCTTGACCTCCGGGACCTCAAGCGCCCAATCGAGGAACCCGATCTGCGTCCCGGCCTTCGCCTCCCGGCGGATGCGCAGGCGCTCGCGCATCGCCTCCCGTGCGCCGACGCCGTGGAACGTCTGCGGCCGGTTGAGGTTCCGGGCGTGGACGCCGCCGACGGTCGAGCCGCGCGCGGTCACGGCCCGGCGGGAAGCTCCACGGCGGTCGCCTCGGCGTCGAAGGCGCGCTCGATCTCGGTGAAGATCTCCTCGGGCACGTCGTAGCGTTCGAGCACGGCGATCACCTTCTCGGCGGCGATCTGCCCGTCGATGACGAGATGCATCGTGCCGAGGTCGTGCGGCAGCACGCCGATGGCCTGCAACAACTCGGCGATGCGCGCGCGGGCCGTCATGCGCGCGTTCACCGCGCCGATGCGCGCGTTGAGGTTGTTGCCCTTGGCCGCCTGATCGTAGGTGTCGTTCAGCGCCCGCAGGTCGGCCGTGTAGCCGTCGAGCAACTCGTCCACGATGTCCACCGGGTCGTGGTGGCGCAGCGTCGGGTTGCTCTCCCGGTACTCGGCCATGATGCCGCGAATCCGCTGCCCCGAGAGGCCGTACTTGTTCGCCACGACCTCCACGGAGTCGCCGCGCATCCGGTCGCTGACGACCTCCAAGTTGCGCATCGCGATCTGCATGGCGGTCATCCCCGCCTTCCGGCCGCGCGTCTCCTTCTCCGGCTGCTCCGGCACGAAGACGACGGGTTCTTCGGCGTCCTTCTTCGCCACGGTCCGAAGGCTACCCGCGCTCGGATCGGCTCCTACATGCGGAAGCCCCGGCCGTCGCCGGGGCCTCTCACATGACCGGGTGGTCCGGCGTCTTGGCGGACCGGACCCCGCGCCTCCACTCCCCGTCGTTGTGACGCTTGGGGGAGGCCCACGATCTTAGCGGCCCGTTACTTCTCCCGCTTGGGGATCCCGAGCCACTCCGACGGGTGCCCCCGCAGGCGCTCGGCGGTCGCCTGCGAGTAGTAGACCTTCGACGGCTTCACGGTGCCGGACTTGTCCGTGCCGCCCATGCCCTGCTTCATCACGGGCTGACCGGCCATCCACGGCTTACGACCGTGGCGACGAATCCGACGGCCGTTCTTGACCGCCGCGCGCGCACTCGCGCGCTTCTTTCCAGACATGGGACATCGCGCCCTCCATCCGTGGGACAGGACGTGGACTCCCCCGCGCGTCGCACGCGGGCGAGGGAGTTGGCGATGTCGCTACCGAACAGTCATGGTCGTGGAGCGGCCCCCGGCGGGTCCCTCTATGTATCCCCGCCGGGGGCCGCAGCCGCTTGAGCGTCCACGATGTTACATCACGGGCTGGTACTACGCCTGCGGCGTGTCGCGCACCTTCCGGCGCTTCGATCCGAACTCCTTGTCCGGGTCCTTCTTCTCCGTCTCCGGGATCTTGCCGCCCGTCCGGCGGGCCGCGTCGGCGGCGAGCTTCTCGTAGTCGGCCTTCGTGGGAGACGCCATCCGCATCGCGCCCATCTCGCCGACGTAGCCCGCCATCGCCTGCGTGCCGACCGGCGAGGACGTGAACGCCATCGACTGCCCGGTCGCGCCGAGGCCGTAGCTCGTGGCGACCGCCTGCGCGTTCTGGTTCGCGCCGAGGTACAGGAACGCCCACTCCTCGCGCGCCTCGTACTTCTCGATCATGGCCTTGCACTCCTCCACCGACAACTCCGAGGCGTTCTCGTAGCCGTCCGTGAAGATGATGAACAGCGCCTTGTCGCCCTTCTTCACGCGGCCCTCGGTGCGGGACAGCATGTCGGCGATGGCGTCGTTCAGCGGCGTCCGGCCGCGCGGCCGGTAGTCACCGATCTCGATGACGCCGGTGGCCTCCATGCGCTGATCGTCGATCAGCACGCGCGTCCGATCCGCTCCGGGATGCATGTCGAACCACGCGAGCGTGAAGCGGGTCTTCGGGCGGTCGCGGAACTTGGCGATGAACTCGTTGATCCCGGTGACCACCGCCTCCTCGTTGCCCTTCATGGACCCGGACTCGTCGCCGAGGACGATCAGGTGCGTCGTCGTCCCGTCGAGCGACTCGATTGCGTCCGCAGCCGCGCGGGCCGCGTCCGTCTCGTTCTTGGGCATGGCCCTCCTTCTGGTCGTGGAGGTCGCGGGACGTGCGGGGGCACCGCTATGGGAGTCCCGCGACCGTCCACGATGTTACTCGCCGTCGGCGACGGCCTTCGCGCAGTCGTCCCCGAGGCCGCGCGCGAGCGACTCCGGGTTCGTCAACTCGCGCCCGCACCGGCCGCACAGATCCGCCTCGGCGAGGTCGGCCTGCTCGGCGAGCAGCGGGAACATCCCGGCGAGGAACTTGAGCAGCGCGACGACCGTCCACTGCACGGGCCGGGTCATCCCGGCCTCCATCCACAGCTTGCCCTTCTGCGGGTAGTAGGTCGCGACACGCTCGCCGTCGTAGGCGTCGATGAAGACGTGCGTGGCCTCCTCGAACGGCACCGTCGGCCACGTGCGCGCCTGACCCTCGGCCCGGCGGGTGGCCCGCAGGCGCAACGTGATGTGGTCGCCGGAGCGACGAGAAGTGACGGTTGCGGTCAGGCTCCCGGCGCGCAGCATTCGCCCCGCGCGGGTCGCGGCCGTGGGAGTGAGGGTGCCGAGGGCGTGCATTCCATACCTCGTTCGCCCACGATCTTACCCTCAAGGGCGGATCGCTACAAAATGTGAAGCGCCTTCACGCGGCTGTGAGCCGCGTGTTCATGGCGATCTGGTCGAGCAGCCACACGACGGCCTCGCCGTCCTTCGGCGTGATCCCGAGCTTCTCCGCGACGTAGCTCTGATGCAGACCGTTGCGCGGGCAGAACCAGTAGCAGCCGTGCTCGACCACCGCGACGAGGTAGTAGCCCGCCCCGTACGGCACGCCGTCGATGACCGAGCAGCCCAACTCGTCGCGGTCCTGAATCAGCATCGCGAGCCGCGTGGAGTTCTCCGTGAACGCGACGAACTGCGCGCCGCGCTGTAGCTCTCGCGCAAGCACGCGGACGTCGTAGTCGCGGCCTTCGAGGTCGTGGAAGTGGATCGTGTGCATGTTGGCCTCCTATGCCAGCGCAAGGGACTCGCCGCATCCCTGACAGCGCGCCCCGCGAGCCGTCCACGCCTCGCACGCCGGGCACTGCACGTGCGTGTGCGCGGCCACGAGGAACAGGTCGAACTCGTCGCGGGTCGTGAAGCGCCGGTACAGGCACCGGCCCTTGCCCTCGCGAACGTATGTCTTCGGGCGATGGTCGTCGCCCCCGATGTAGATGAAGTCGTTGCGCTTGCGCGCGGTGAGCGTGGCTCCGTCGTACGGACCGCCGACGAGCAGCGCTTCGCGGGGCATGGCCCCGGAGGCTATTCCGATCCGAACCGATGTCCGGGCCGCGATCACTCGGGCGCGGCCTGCGGCGTCGGCTCGGTGATCGCCGAGGAGAACGTGTGCTCGACGTCGCTGGTGAACGTCTCGCGCCGCAGCCGCGAGTCGAACTTCTTCGTCTTCCAGCCGGTCGCGAGGAACGCGCCAAGCTGCACGGCCCCGGCGTCCTCGGGCATCCGGCTGTAGACGTGCTCCATCGCGGTGTCCTGATTCTTCGCCACGACGCCGGGAGCCACGACGTCGAGGCGGTTGCCGTCCACCTTCACGACGACGTAGGTCGGTGTGTTCGTGCGGGGCGTGCCGTTGTCGGCAGCGGCCTTGCGGCGGGTGCGCTTCGGTGTGTCAGCCATGCGCGAAACCTACGCGCCCTCGCCGACGAGATCGTCCACGACGATCCGTTCCTGCTCGACGGCCCACTCCATCGGCGCGTCGAGGCGCATCAGCGCGAACGCGAGCCGCAGCGACGTCTCGGTGGCGGTGACGACCTTGTGGTCGCGGTTGGCGTAGCCGACGACCCACCCGCCCCGGCCGACCGTCACGTACACGAAGGGCCACATCGAGTGGACGTGCGGCTCCTCGTGGCCGATCAGGCGGTAGCGCGGCGTCGAGTTGAGCAGCGCCTCGCGGGCGAACTCCTGCCGGGGGTCCGTGAGCGACAGCAAGCCGTCCACGGCGTCGAGGAGATCCTCGGTGCCGATCTGCGCGGCGAGCGTCAGGACGCTCTCGCCGGGATCTTCGCCCTCGATCACCTGCACGTAGACCCCCGCCCGCAACTCGTCGAGCCGCCGTTGCATGGCCTCGAAGGCATCTTCGATAGCCCGCTCGGCGTCTGTCCAGCGGTCCATGAGGTCTTGCATCGGGGGGCGCTCCTTGGTCGGGACACCGAGGCTAGCCTCCTGAACGGATGGTCACGGGGTCCCGGTCGGGACGAATCCGCCGAAACTGCGGGGACCGCGCGCGCCCGCCCTTCTTCGCCGGGTCGAAGTGCGCGACCTCGATCACCTTGCCGACCCACTCCTCCGGGTGCGCGGTCATGTGGCGGCGCGTCCGCATGTCCATGCCGGAGCAGCGGCCGATGTAGACCAGCTTCCCGGCGGCGTTGTACTCGCCGAACTCGACGGCCCCGACGAGACCCTTGAAGCCGCCTTGGCCGGGCTTGAAGCCCATCACGACGACCTCGCGGGTCTGCTGCGGCTTCAACTTCGACCAGTCGCGCGCGCCGGAGCGGTAGGTGCCGTCCAGCCGCTTGAGCATGGTGCCCTCGAACCCCTGCGCCATGTGCGCGGCGTGGTAGCTCGCGAGTTCCTCGCCGGACGCCACGACGGCCGGGGAAAGTTGCACCTTCTGGAAACTCTCGGCGGCGAAGATGCGGTCGAGCAGCTTGCGCCGCCCGCGCAGCGGCAGCGCCCGCGCGTCGATGTGCGCGTGGGCGAGAAGGTCGAAGACCATGAACGTGATGCGCGGCGCGGCGATGTGCGCACCGGCGGTCGAGAGGACGTTCTGCGCGATGCTCCACTCGTTCAGGATCTTGCCGTCCTGCACGCGCAGCGCGACGGCCTCGCCGTCGAGGACGGTCCCGGCGGGGAAGCGCTCGAACAACTCGGCCTCCACGGCGGGCAGCTTGCCGGTGAGCGACTGCCCGGAGCGCGCGTACAGGTGCGTGCGGTCACCGCCGACGATGGCGACGAGCCGCCAGCCGTCGAACTTCGGCTCCACGAGGAACTCGCCGGTCGGCTGCGTCTTGACCGGCTTCGCCAGCGCGACGAGATCGCCGCTGGCGGCGAGCGCCCGCCACTCGGCGGTCGAGAGCGTCGCGGTCATAGCATCCACTCCTTCATCCGGGCCTCGGCGTAGTCCGCGCGCCGCTGCGCCTCCGCGAGGCGCGCCCGCGCGGCCCGCGCGCGACGGCGCGCGGGGGCGACCATGACCTCCTCGGCGATCCTGCTGACCGCGAGCGGCAAGGCGACGGCGGCGACGCTCACCGCCCAGATCGCGAGATCGCTCACGCCACGACCTCGAAGGACAGAACCTCGTTGAAGGCCACGTACGTGAACTGCAACTCGCACGTGTTCACGTTGGCGAGGTTGAAGTGGTCCCCGTCGGAGGACTCCTCGCAGGCGATGCCGTAAAGGCTGCCGCCGCCGATCATGTGGGCCTTGACGGTCTTGCCGTCGTGCGCCGCGTCGGCGAAGTCGGCCTTGATCTTGGACATTTGCTGCTCCTTGGTCGGGAAGGGGGCACCAGAGTCAACGGCACCCTGCGTCCATGATGTTAGCAGCACCGGTACGAATGGACAAGCGTCCGATGCCTGGATTCCGTCCTCCATCTGCGCTAACATCATGGACAACCCGGCGGCAAGCGCGCATCCATTGGGGGTGCCCGCCCAACGCCCGACCAACGGAGGACTCCCATGCGTGGAGACAACCACCTGCTCGCCGTCACGACCACGACGGACGAGATCACCGGCGAGGTCAAGCCGCTGTTCGCCTTCCCGATTCAGGTCTGCAAGGCGACCGCCGCCGAGGCCGACGTGAAGTTCGACGCCGCCGCCCCGTCCGGCGCGCCCTACAAGACGCAGTACGTGGACGAGGCGACCGGCGAGGTCTTCGAGTGGGACCAGCGCCAGCGCGGCGTCCGCATCGGCGACCACTTCAAGCCGATCCCCGACGAGTCGATCAAGGAGATCGAGGAGTCCACGAAGCTCAAGACCATCGTGGTCGAGGGCAGCGCGCCGCTCGCGGACGTGCGCGAGAAGTTCGGTGACCGCGTGACCGCGATCTACTTCGTGCAGTCCCCGAAGGACGGCTCGCCGAAGGCGTACCGGCTCCTCATGGAGGCGCTGCTCGGCGACGACGAGCGGCCCGCGACCGCGCTCGTGATGAAGCGCTCGGCGCGCACCCGGCAGAAGCTCTGCTTCATGTACGCCGACCCGGCGCGGCAGTGCCTCGTCATGAACGAGGTCGCGTTCCCGG